TAGAGTCGGCGCTTGCACGACGCCGATTCCAGCTCGCCGTCCGCACGGAACCTAGAGGCCGATCGCCTTACGAGCAGCAGCCCAGGCAAGAGCCCTAGCGTTCTCGGAAACCTGCAGCCAGTCCCATGCACGGCGGTAGAACGACCTCGCTTCGGAGTCTGTGGTGCGGATAGACACTGCATCGACTAAAACAGTGAATTCCATATATGCGTTGTACAAGCTGAAGCTACCGCTCAGCTCATCGGAGAAAGCGGCCTCCACACGGCACATAACCTCGTGGATGTACGCGCGGAAAGAACTGCTCAGTCCCTGGTCGTCTGCAACGTAATCCGCGACCTCGCGAACCTTGGAAGCTATCGCCTCACGCTGGGAGTCGAGCCAATCAAGCATCCCAGGTTCAGAGGAGCTAGCAATTGCATCAAAGTTACCCGCCAAAGCAGACAGCATGTCCAGCTCGTAGCTCTCTAAGTGGAACGAAGAGTCCCACCCGTGGGGGTACTGGAAAATCGCGTGAGCCCACCGGGCGTAATACTTCGAGGCCCACGACAAATTATGTTTGGGGCGCTCAACTTCCGCGACCTTCACAAGGCGCTGGATATCACGCAGCAGAAGCGCCGCATGCAAAGCCTGCGAGATTTCCTCCTCAGTATCCAAAGGGCGTGCAAAACGTGCAGCAGAAGAAGAAGAAGAGGCCTGCGACCAGCCCTCAAACACGCGAAACAGCTCACGAGCAGGGTTAGCAAGCATTAGATAACTCCTCACATATCGACTATCGGGTTCATCAACCCACCATACCAACTAAGGAAGCACCAATGAACGAGAAACACCAAACCCCCGCCGAAACGCTCGCAAAGGCACTCGGTGTGAAAGAGCAGACTCTCGCTGACTGGCGCAACACCCCCACCGTCCACAACCGAGACCCGCGCCTGCGCGGTAAGAAGGCACCCGCACTTCACTGCGGGGCATGCCAGGAAGTCTACGCAGAGCTGGACCGCGCCAACATCGCCAAAACTATGGACACCGCAGCAGCCGAACACATCAAGACCGCGCACCCCGACTTCTGGGTAGAGCTCATTGCCCACGCGAACAAGTGCCTGGAGATAGCCCAAATCTACTGGTACCACCGCAGGAACAGTATCCGACCTGACCTGCGACCCACCCTGCACGAAAACGAGCTATTCAAGGCACGCGCGAACATCCACGTCCCCTGCCCTCTTGACTGCGGTGTGACACTGCATGACGCACTCACCAGCGACCAAATCAAGGACTGGGACCTGCTCCAGTTCTCAGATGAAGCGGTAGAGCACTGCATCACCCGCCTCGCAGAGCACCTGATGCGTCACCGCCGTAGTCAAGTCTCACAGCTCCTCTAACAACCGAAAGGCAAACCCCAATGGACAACGAACAATTCACCCTAATCTTCAATGCCGTCTGCTTCTTCATCAGCGCTGCAGCGGCTATCGTCTCCGGATTCTTCTGCTTCAAATCGCTGAAAGATTCGTGGGAATACGAAAAGGAAGAAAAGGCGAAAGAACGTGAGCTATCGACGAATCAGGACGGGGACAACCTCATCAACCCCACTGATTCGAAGTTCTAGGTTCGACGGCAAAGGCTTACCGGAAGCACCCAGCATGAAGATGCGTAGCGACTCTCCGGGGCGGAACACCTGCTGAACCTGGTCGCAGCGGACGAAATCATCCAGATTCGCCACCTCAAGAACCTCAACGGATTCACGAGTGACGTTGTGCAGCAGATAGGTGTCACCCCTGTCGTGAGTCAGCTCAAATGTAGGCCTCCACGTGTGAGATGCAATCTCAGCCTGAGATTTTGACTGATTCTTCGCCTCAGCAAGGATTTGCTCCACCTGCTGGGCACGTTCCTCCGCAGCCTTTGCAGAGCGAACCGCGGCATCACGCATCTCTAATGCCGCTCTGTGCGCCTCCTCCGCCTTAACCTTCGCTTTCTTAGAGCCCATGGACTGGTACCAGGAAACAGCCGCGAAAAAGGCAGAGATGATAGCCGCAAATGCTGAACCGCCAGAAAAAAGAGTTGAGAAATCCATACCAACAATCCTAACCACCGACCACACACCACCCAGGAAGGACACACCATGACTGCCACAACCTCCAAGACTAAGCGTGACCGCTCCGCAGGCCGCCGTCACCGCCGCATCGCCATCCAGACAATCATCGACAACCACGACCAAGTCCGCACCGACATCGACAGCCTCGACAACAGCATCGCGTGCCTCCAAGACGAGCTCTGCGAGACCCGCCGCCTCACCGACCACCTCAACGGACAGGTCGCACAGCACACGAAGGACGTGAACGCAAACGTCGGATTCGCGATGCAATGCATCGTGGAGAACGAACGCCGCCTCACTGAAACCGAAGCCGCGGTTGGAATCCTGCAAGGAGCCGGCAAGGATCAGCACAAGGCTCTCGCCCAGCTCAACAGGTACACCCGGCAGCTCCACGCAAAGCAGACGAGCCAGAACCGAGACCTCACCATCGTGCATGCTGACCTCGCGGAGCTGGAAAAGAAATTTATCACCCTCGCCTGGATCAACCTTGGAATCTGGGTCGCCGCAGCACTCACCATCTTCATCCTCCTCATCATCTAACCCAAGGACACACACCATGACCACCGACCACACTATCCGCACCGCCCGCGCCATTGTCTGGGTATGCACCCTAGCTTCCATCCTCATCATCGGCATCGGCACCGCACAGCCCACAATCACCGCCCGCGCCATCATCTTCACCATCGCACTCATCCCCGCTGCCGCCGCAATCCTCATCGGCAGCTTTGTCCACGACCACACCAAAGGAAGCCTCAATGACCAAGACGCTTGACCTCCCGCACAAGACCATGTTCGAGGCCTGCAACCCCGGCACCAAGCTCGTCTCTGAAAGCCAGGTCGCCTCCGCAGCCGGCATCAAAGTCAGCACCGTACGCACCTACTCAGGCGCCGCCGTCCGAGCCGCCGGCATCCGCCTCCGCCCCGCAGCCAAAGACGATGACGGCCGCTACTGGTACAAGACCTCAGACGTCGAAGTCTGGCAACGCAACCGCGCAGCAGGCAAAGCTCGATACCGGGCAATGATGACAACCTCCATC